AGGTCGTACTAGCGGTGCAGAAGACAGTGTTTACCTTGTTAAAGATGCACCAATTCCAGTTGGTGGTTCTTTAGTTGTAGTAGGTGGAGACCAGAAAGTAGTACTAGAACCGGGTGATGCTATAAAAGTAACATCCGATACTGCTTCATCCGCTGACGTTGTTCTCAGCCATCTTGACATTACGTAAGGATTAAGGCATGGCATATCTAGGTGTACAGCCGACTGAACGGTTTACCGAAATCAAGTATCAGGACTTGACTGGCGGTACTGGCACGGGCTTCACTCTTGACTACCCGGCAAACAACGCACAGGCTATCGAAGTGTTCGTGAACAATGTTCGCCAAGAACCCAGTGTAGCCTACACAGTTAGTGGCACAGCTTTGACTATGACTGGTAGCATTGTAGCTACTGATGATTTCTATGTTGTGTTTCAAGGGTACGCTACACAAACAGTAACACATCCTAGCACTGCGAACCTGCAAGCTGCAGATGCAGACTTTAGTGGTACTGTACAGATTACTGGTAGCTTCCCTATCTGGGAAAATAAACAGACTGTGGCTGCTGACTACACAATTACTGATGGCTACAATGCCATGTCTGCTGGCCCAATTACTGTAGACACAGGTGTAACAGTTACAGTCGGAACCGGCGAAACTTGGACGGTGGTGTGATATGAGTACAGTAAAAGTAGACACCTTAGTTGCCAGCGATGGCACAAGTCCTGTCACGCTGACGAAGCAGAGTGCGGCGAAGGCGTGGGTTAGTTTTGACGCTTACACCTCTATTTCAGTATCAGAAAGTTTTGGAGTTTCCTCAATAGATGATGATGCAACTGGTGATTTTGGTGTTAATTTGTCATCTGCAATGAGTGCGTCAACATATGCTGTACAAGGTACGCTGGATGGGTCTCCATATGACAATAGGGCATTAACCTCTGCTACTGGAACAAAGACATCTTCAGCGTTTGACGTAGTTACCTTAAATGCCAACACTGGTGGATTACTAGATTTTGATAATAATTATTATTTAGTTCACGGAGACCTAGCATGAGTGAGATAAAAGTAGACACCCTCACTGGCAAGACCTCCGCTGGTGACATCACAGTGACCTCTGAAGGCGGTGCGGTGACTATGCAGTTGCAACAGGGGTTGATTAAACAATGGTCAAGTTTTGACCAAACTGGAACGACTTATGGGGCGAATACATCGGGTGACACATTAAATACCTCTAGTCAAACAGATGAATCTACCGCAGTTGTAACGGTTAGTTTTACTAACAATATGAGTAACACCACTTACAATGTGCAAAACTCACCACACTTTGACAGGACGATTGCTAATAAAAATTATCCTAGAATGGGCGCAGGTGCTAACGTCACCACAAGCAGTTATTTCGCTACAGCAGCTTTTGCAAATGGAACTGTAGATGATTCGTTACATAATTCGATGGTGGCAGGAGACTTAGCATAATGGCTGGAAAAATTATAGCAGATACGCTGGAACACAGCACCGCAGGGTCAATCGCCACGAACTATGTTGTTGAGGGTAGTGCGAAGGCTTGGGTTAACCTTGACGGCACGGCTTCTGGTGCTACGGCTCGTGATTCCTTTAATGTTGCATCAACGACCGACAATGGCACAGGGCAATATACAGCGACCTTCACGAACAGCATGACGAATGACGACTACGCCCACAATGTAACAGCTAGGGGTGCGTCTGTTGTTTTTGGCTCAATCAGGGATGGCTCATACGCAACAAGCACAATGGGCATGTATATATTCAACACTGGTGGCTCTTTAACGGACGCAACGTATGTTATTGCTGCATTGCACGGAGACCTAGCATAATGACGCAGACACCATCATTCAAAGGCACTCACCTGTTTGACCGCCTATGCTGGGCGAAAGAAAACCTAGAGGGTGTGCAGTCAGACTATCGTGTGGTCTATGAGGACAGCGTTGATGAGTGCGCCAAGATACTTGTGCCTGACCCTAACTGGATGGCGTGTGCGCTACAGGGCGGTATCTTACCACCTGTGTGGGTGTATCACGAACTGGCAAAGGACGAAGCACAACCCGGCTTCAAGAAACACACTCGTGGTTACTTGCTGCACAACACAGAACCTGTCGAGGCTATGACTGAAGAAGAAGCTATCGAATACCTAATTATGAAGGACTGCCCACAGCACGTGTGGCAGAACTGGAACACAGGCAACAAACCAAAGATGGTTATCTGCCGCAAAGAACAGTTGCCAAGCACACGTGAGTGGCGCAATGCTTGGAAGATAACTGAAGAACTAAGCGTCACTGATATAGCAGCATAAGGAGAAAACAATGGCTGTAACAACATACATCGTAGACAAGGACGGGAATCAGATTGATGCTTCTACGGCTACCGTTCCTTCTGACCGTGCCTTTCGTGGTGCATGGTCATTGAGTGGCAATGTCATTTCAGAAGACATGGCATCTGCCAAAGACATCTTCCGTGATAAGGTTCGTGAAGTTCGCAAACCACTGCTAGACGCAGAAGACGTAGTATACATGAAGGCACTAGAGGCTGACGATGCAACTGCAAAGACTGCATCTGTAGCTAGAAAATCTGCACTTCGTGATGCACCTGCCGCTGCAGCAATTGACGCAGCAACAACTATTGCTGAACTCAAGGCAGCTTGGGATGAAGACACACTTGGTGATAGCCCTTACGCTTAAGGAGTAGTAATCAATGGCTTTAAGCAAAATTACAAATAGTGGCATTGGAGCCATTGATACTCTGGCTGTAGACACAGACACACTTGTTGTTGACAGCACGAATAATCGGGTTGGCATTGGGACGAGTAGTCCATTAAGAACGCTGGACATTCAAGCAGATTCAGGAACCAACATCCCGCTTATTGTTCGTGGCGGCTCCAGCCAAACAAATGCTTTTATAACAATCAGAGACGCTAACACAACAGGGGATTTCTATAACAGGATTGGCTCTGTTGGAGACAATCTGGTGCTATACACAAATCAAACAGAACGTATGCGAATTGAAAGCGGTGGCGATGTCAAGATTGGAACCCACTATGAGTTTCGTAGTAACGGCGATTTTGTTATTCCAGCGTCAGGTTTCAGTTCGGGAACTGACAGTAAACAGATGGCTGCGGCTATTCTTTATTCGTCTAGAAGTACCACTTCGACAGCAGGCCACCTTTCATTTCACAACGCAAACGGTGAGGTTGGCAGCGTCACGACTTCTGGTTCATCTACCGCCTACAACACCGCATCCGACTACCGCCTCAAAGAAAACGTGGTAGCAGACTGGGACGCAACCACACGCCTCAAGCAACTCAATCCTGTGCGGTTTAACTTTATCGCTGACCCCGACACCACTGTCGATGGCTTCCTAGCACACGAGGTTCAGAGTGTCGTTCCAGAGGCTATCAGTGGCACACACAATGAAGTAGATGACGAGGGCAACCCTGTGTATCAGGGCATTGACCAGTCAAAGCTAGTGCCGTTGCTGGTGAAGACCATACAGGAACTTGAAGCCCGTATTGCGGCACTGGAGAACGCATAATGGCATACATAGGTAAATCCCCATCCTTCGGTGTTCGCAACCGATACCTCTACCAAGCCACTGCTGGTCAAACTACCTTCACCGGCAGTGACGCAGATAGCAAGACACTGACCTACACAGATGGCCTGTACGTTGACGTGTATCAGAACGGTGTGCTACTCAAGCCTGTCACTGACTACACAGCCACTAGCGGAACCAGCATCGTGCTTATCACTGGTGCCAGCTTAAATGACGTAGTTGAGATTGTAGCCTACGATGCCTTTAGCATTGCAAACAGCTACACTAAGAATGAAAGTGACACACGTTATCCGTTCAAGGGTAACAACAGCATCATCCGTTTGAATGGGCAGACTATCAATGCAGACATTACGATTGACAGCGATGAGAATGGTGTGTCAGGTGGGCCTATCACACAGAACGCTACCGTCACTGTTAATGGATATTGGAGTATCGTATGACCAGCGTATTGAATGTAGATACTATTGCGGCAAAAGATGGTACGTCACCTGTCACGCTGACTAAGCAAAGTGCGGCGAAGGCTTGGTCTAATGTTGATTTAGATAGTTTCTCTATAAACGGCAGTTTTAATGTTTCTACTGCAAGTGATGACGGAGTCGGATTATACACCGCTTCTTTGGTCAACAATATGTCCGATATAAATTATGCAAGCACAACAGGAAGCACTATGTCTACTTCGTTTAGTGCTGAAAGAGCCGCATCAGGACAACACACGACAGGAACTTGTTTTCTGCATAATAGGAACACCAGTAGTAACGCTGACAGTGACGCAGATGAATTAAGTCTCGTTTTGACAGGAGACCTAGCATAATGGCAAGTATTCTCAAAGTAGACGAACTGCAAGGTATCACATCGGCTGGTGACATTACTGTTACATCTGAAGGTGGGGCAGCAACGCAATCACTTCAGCAAGGTCTGGCGAAGGTTTGGGCATTTATAGGCGGTGATGGCACACCTTCTATAACAGGTTCGTTTAATGTAGCTAGTCTAACAGATGAAGACACTGGTGTGGTTAGGGCAAACTTCACTAATAGTATGAATGATGCAAACTTCAGCAATCTTGGAACACCAAGAGAAAGCGATTACATAGCGTGTATTCAAGAACTTTCAGCAACACATCTCCGTGCAACATCCAGTATGGTCTTAAAGACACACTCTACTTCAGCATCGTCCGATTCAGATGGTAGAAATTACGCAGTATTAGGAGACCTAGCATAATGGCAAGCGAACTAAGAGTAAACACCCTGAAGGATGCCGCTGGGTCAAACGAAGTGGCTATGACGTATGTTGCCAACGGTAGTGCGAAGGCTTGGATACAGCACAATGCAGGAACATCCATTACTAACAGCCTAAACTACGCCAGTCTTACGGATGTTGGCACAGGAAATTACCGCCCAAACTACACAAACAATATGGCAAACAAT